GACTTTGTATTGAAACAAGTTTTAGTTGAAAACAAGTAAGCTGCTTCAGTATCAATACCAAAGGCTATGCAGTTACAAGAAAATTCGTCCAGACACCTGCCCAGACAGACGAACCATAGCGATTGTCTCTAAAATGTAAAATATTTTTACCACCTTAGTATATCATACCTTTACCTACATAGCAAGCGTAAAAAAGATAAAAATAATTGGGATAAAACTGTCTGAATAGTTGCCTTATGGCATATATTGTGATATAATATTTATATAGAGAAAGGAAGGGCAAAAGCCTTAAAGGAAGTTGAAAATGACGAAACAAACAGACCAACCACTATCAATCGAAGGAGCTATTAAAATTGTCGAAAAGATTATCGCTTTTAGCATAGATGATAGCGTCAAAGAGGAAGAACGATACACAAGAGAACACTTATTCTCCCTTTCTTTAGCCTTATTAGACTGGATTTATCTTGTTAAAGTAAAGAATCGTAAGGTAAAAGAAGATTACGCTGCCACTTCTAATATCATTAAGTCAGTAAGTGAAGCATATGATTGTAAAAAACATACTACTCAATTAGAAGATGCTAAGATCACAACAACTATCCTCTCTGATGAAAAAGATAAAGCACGCGCCTTGTTAAAAACGTATATTCTTAAAGGAAAAGTAAATATTGTTTCATATGACTTACTTCACCCACTTTGTACCCTTGCTTTATCAAAAGATAAATCAGAATATGAACTAAACAAAATCAAAAAACGTATAAACGATCTTTATAAAAAGGAAGTTCTACTCACTCAAATTGAAAAATATATCTCAAAAGCTGAAAAAATCATCGGATATAATTTAGCTAAAAGTCAAACTGTGGAAGAATGGGAAGACGCTCACCACGATATACTACTGTCTTGGTTTGTTTTAAAAGAACAGTCTTTAGGTGTGCGTGACGAGGGCTATGATTTCCTTTCTAGCTATGTAAAAAATATCAATGACGGATATGATAGTCAAAAACACAACGCTAGATTAGAAGAACTAGAGTTTGTAGTAGATGAACATTCTACTGAAATTGATAAAGGACGAGCGCTAGTTCAGAAGTTTGTTATGGATGGTCATACTAAGTTTGCAAGAGAAGTATCTAGTGAGATATACCAACTACTCTCAGAAACAGAAAACATTGTAAAGGATGAAGTAGGGCGACGTATTCAAGAACGATATATCAAAGATTTAAAAGAAAATATTAACGAACACTACCAAGAAGAATTTGGGAAATAAGAAAGAAAGTACAATATGATTACACAAACTATGGTACACAATAGCATTGAAGATGCTAAAAAAGCAATCAGACAAAACCTAGAAAGCAAGCAATTCGCTGAAGTATTGATAACAATCAATGCTTGGGTTAACCTAAAAGAACTAGAGGACAAATTAAAATCTGGTTCAGTTGAAACAAAAGAGGTCGAAAAAGACTTTGACCTCTCCTGCTCTCTTTGTCAACCTATCTACAATCCAGACAAGCGACTAGATGATATGGATGCAACCGTTACAGATAGCTATGATGAACTTGATAAGGCGCGTGCTTTGATTAAGAAGTACGTCCTTGAAGATAAAAGAAAACAAGCTATCATAGTGGCAGTCCGAGCTTATCAGATTGCCTTTCAAACTACTAATAAGCTCCTAAAGGTTAAAAATGAGATTAACTCTCTTTACCAAAAGGAATTTAGTGAGCCTAGTCCTGCTATCATGGAACTAGAGATTGAAGCTGAGTATGACGGTAGCCAATGGTTTATTGATACCGACAACGAGGAAACAGTCGAAAAGATGAATGATTTCCTACGTGAGCGTGATGCTGATGTCTTTGAGGGTTGGTTAGCATACCTAGACGGTGGCATGAGTGGTGAACTCTTTGCCTTTATAACACTACTACGCACTATCGAAAACGGTGTAATCAACCTCTATGACGGTAGTAAGATTAAGCTAGTTGAGAAAGACTAAGGGGAAAATATGGCAAATTGGTTTGTAAGGATAAATCATAGAAAGTACAATAAAGATGCTTTCTATTCAGAACAAACAGAGCGTAAATTGTACTATGATTTAGACACGAAAAAAGACGTATTGGCTCAAATTAAAAAAGACTACCCAGAATACTTTTCTGAGAAAGTCCCTCAACGTTCTGTTGAAGGTGAGTTGTTTTATGTCAACATTTATGAACTGGTCGAACATTGGGAAACTTATTGGACTGAACCAGTTCCATGCAAATACTGTGGTTTAAATCCAGTTACTAGAATTAATTTAAAAAACAACGGTCATAGCAACCTCTACTTCTGTTGCCAAGAGCATAGCGATCAGTATTACGCTGACAAACTTGCTGAAGATACAAGGACTTATCGTGAAGGTGAGCTAGTTGGTTTTATCTACAAGATAACCCAAAAAGAAACAGGTAGAGTATATATAGGCAAGACTGTCAATCATCCTATCTTTCGCTGGTTTCAACATTTCAAAGCACAATCTGATAGCTACTTCCATGAAGTAATGAAAGATAGCGACATAACAGATTGGAAGTATGAAGTTATAGACGTACTAAAAGAAGGTTCAGAAAGTGATTTGCTAGAGTTAGAAAGCAAATACATAGCAGAGTACAATGCAACAGACCGTGAATACGGATTTAATACTAAGAACTAAGGGGGACACAATGGAAATTCCAAAGTATAGAGCATGGGTAACTGGTACAGAAAACGTCATGTACCAACCACGTGAAGTGTGGATCAACAATGGTGAGGTCTGGTTAAGTAACTCTAAAGGTTTGCCAGAAAAGAAAGTTGCTGCTGACAAGGTTATCCTATCACGCGCAACTGGATACAAAGACCAGAACGGTGTCGAGATTTTCAAGGGAGACATCCTTAAAATCAATGATACCTATGCTGAAATTGACTATGACGGTTCTTGTTTCCTTGTATCATTTATCGAAAAGGTTAAAGAAAATCAAGTCGATAAGAATTTCCTTGTCATTTTGACAGTCAAGGAACTGGTGGAAGATTACAAGGTAACAGTGATTGGGAATGTGTATGCAAACCCAGAACTGAAAGAATTGGTGAAAGGATAAAGGTGGTAACATGAAAGATGTAGTTATGGCAACATTACCAAACAACGAACTGAACAGACTGATTAAAATTGAGCTGACAGTCCAGACAATGATTGAACGAGGCCTTATTGACGAAGAACAGTTCAATGAAATTATGAATGAAGAAGATTAAGGGGGAAGAAAATGACAACAACTAACCAAGATAAAAAATACGAACTTCTTACCGACGACACAATCACATTCTGCGGTAAAAACCTTTATAGAATTAGAGCTTTAAAGAATTTCAAGAAAGAAAAAGGCTCTTATTACGTAAAAAAAGGTGAACTCGGAGGCTACGTCGCAAGCGAAAAAAACCTATCTCACGAAGGCACTGCGTGGGTAACAGACAATGCTTTAGTTACAGATAATGCTTTAGTTACAGATGATGCTTTAATCGAAGATAATGCCTTAGTCAAGGATAATGCAAAAGTCACAGATAATGCTTTAGTCAAGGATAACGCAAAAGTAACAGGTAATGCTTTAATCAAGGATAATGCAAAAGTAACAGGAAGTGCTATTATCAAAGACAACGCTTTAGTTAAAGGTGATTGTTTAGTAACAGGTAACGCCTCAGTTGGAGACGACGCACAAGTCAAAGACAATGCTTATGTTATAGGACATTCCATAGTCGCACATTCCTCAATAGTCGAAAGCGACGCTTTAATCAAAGACGGTAAAATCTTTGATAATGCTTTAATCTCTGGTAATGCAATAATTGACTGTGATGCAACGATTGCAGGCGACGCGCAAGTGTTCCGAAGTGGTGATTATCAGGTTTTTAAAATAGTCTGGGATAAATATTGTTCTGATGCAAATTTCACTTACACTAATTCAAATAAAATGTGGTGGCTTAACGGTTATCATTTGACAGGAGAGGAATTGATTGAACTAGCTCGTCATAAAGAGGGCGAAGTTGAAGCAAACAACTACAAGGCTTATGTAGAACTTGTAGAAAAATTAGAACAGATAAACCAACAATAACAAGGGGGGAATGATTTGAAAATAGATACTACTAAGGTAGAGGCAGTCTTAATGGATAAGACTGTTTCTGCTTATCGTTTGTCAAAGGAAACTGGTATACCTCAAACCACGATCACACGTTTAAGAAATAAGGAACGCTCTTTTAAAAATTTTACAGTTGAAACACTTGAAAAGGTGCAAGCATGGA